TGCTGGAGCAGGTGTAGTAGGAGTTCCTGGAACTGTAGGAGCTGCACCCGTACTACCTGACTCTACAGAGAATCCTGGTGTGTATGTATAAGGGTTATAGTTACCTGTTGTACCTGTTGAGTTTAGATTAGTAGTACCACCTTCGTTAAACTTACGAGGTCCTGCTTGTCCTTCTACTTCTGGCCCTACACTGTCGTCTTGCATGTAGATACCTTTTGCTTTTAATAAGTTAGATACGGAAGGGTCAGACTTAGCAGCTGCCTTTACACGATCTATAATGCTATTTACATCTGAGTCTTTCATCACTATTCCACCTGTTGCATAACCGTCTAGGTTCATTAAATCTTCATCTGACACGCCCATTGAAGCTTCTTCTACAGGTTCACCACCCATACGTCCATCTTCTTCCATGCCTTCTAATCCTTCTTTAGCTTTAGCTCTTAGTTTCTCAAAGTGAGCTACACCAAAGTACTTAACTACGTCAGCAGGTACAACGTACTCACCAGACGATAGTTGTGCAGGGATATCATCCCTTACATCTTCTGCATTAGAACCAGGAGGTACATCATTACCTGATACTGGGTCTACGTCTACACCGTCAGTAGCTAAGCCACCTTCTTCGTAGAGCTTATTGTTCTTACTCTTCATCATTGCTAAAATGTCTCCGTTCTCTCTCCGTTGATTTTATCACGTAATTGTTTCAAGCTACGCAATGCTTTTATTTCACCTTGTAGTCGGTGTAGTTCCAAGGGTTCATCCCTCTGTTCTAACTGTTTATATGCGAAGTTAATCCGTATATCCAACTCTTCTACAAAAGCATCGTACAGTGTTTTATCATTTACTAATTGTTTGAGAATCATTTAAGTACCTTAATTAAATTGGTGTTTGACCAGTATTTCCTGAAAAACCTTGCTCTCCTGGCACTGGAGCCCCACCTACATTTATTGCACCTGCATCAGGAGCACCTCCACTAGCACCCATAGCCGCTTGCATTGCTGCTGCTTCTGCATTAGGGTCTACTTCTGGTGGGTTAGCCTCTTGGAACTTTCTTAGTATTTCTGCTTGTACTGCTGCTTCAGATAAACTGTTAGCAACCTTATCACCGTCTAAGTCCATTGACTCAGCAATCTCACGTATAACATAATCCATCTTAGCAAACGGTGCTAGAGCAGGGTTCTGTACTACTTGTAAGAACTGCATTAGTCGTTGACTACGAACTTCGTTAGCCATTAATGATGATGTACCTTGTGCTTTAACTTCTAGATCACCCTTGATCTCTGGGTCATAATCAAATTGCATGTTAAAGGAAAAGAATGATTTACCTAGAGGGCCTAATAGATAGTCGTCTACGTTCTTGATAACTGTTCTTACAGAGCCGTTAGCTGCTGACATAAGCATAGAGATACCAGACGCTGTACGTCCAACACCAGATACACCTGTCTGACCGTGAGCAAAGCTAGGTAGACCAGTTGATTCATCAGATAACTGACGAGCCTTATCAAACATCTGCATGTTCTCATTAGACACGTTAGGGAACTTAGTACCGAAGATGGCTTGACCTGGAGCCCCACCATTTCTACGGAAGACTTTTCCTGGGTATATATCTAGGTTCTGACCTGGAGTTAGGTTGTTCTCATCTACTTCAATTAATAAGTTACCTGATAATGCAGCATTGTCTACAGCCATTCTCATGAAACCATTCATTAGAGATTGTGTATCATCCATGTTCTCAGCTAAACCAACTCCAAAGAATGAGTAAGGGTTTACTTCGTATGGTACTGCGTAGTAAGGTATAACCTGTGGGTTAAATGGATTCATTACTAAACGGATTACTTGTCCATTACAAATCCAGATGTTACAGTTAAGTTGATCTACATCTTTTAGTTCTGATGGAATATCAACATCATGGTCTTCTAATACTTCTGTATCTACATAACCCCAGAACTCAAGTACTTCATAACGTTCTGTAGCTGTTTGTTGTGCATCGTCTTCCATAGCCTGTTCCCACCACTCTTTAGTGTAGGACTGACCATAACCCATTGCCATATCGACAGCATTCTTACGGAAGAACGGACGTTTCTTTAAAGCACGTAGTTGTGACTTAGACATCTTGTGACGTTCTACTACATACTCAGCTTCATCCATAGAGTTAGCGTCTGGGTCTGGGTAGAAGTTCCATACTGAAACAGCATCACACTGAGGCATTGTTTTAACACGAGGTTTATAGTTACCTTCTTCATCCCAATTAGGATATTCTTTATCTACAGCAAAAGGGCCCTTCATAACACCTGTACCAAACAAAGCACACTCAAATGCAGCAGTTCTAAGCTTCTTAGATGCACCTGATTCTTCTAATTGGTCATGTATCTTCTTTTCCATCTTCTTAGCAGCTACCATTGCAGGATGTACGGTTACTTCAGTAGCAGTTCTACCTTCACCTTCCTCCATAATGTCGGCTACTGGCTCTAATTGCTTAGCCATTCCACCTAAACGTTCCATAAGGTCTGGGATAGTCTCTCCTGGACGTAGTTTAGAGTCCTCAGGGCTAATCTCAGGGGCTTTATCAGCTTTTGCTGCTTGCATATCTGGGTTAGACTCGAAATGCATAGCTTCTGCTATACCTTCTGGTAGAGTTGTAGGGTCAATAGAGATAGGGAACTTGTTATTACCGAATAAAACCTCTACTAACTGGCCATATGCAGCTAATACTTTAGTTTTAGTAACTTTAACGAAGATTCTAGACTTCTCAGTGCTTGTAAACTGTACGTCAGGGCCGTATATGCCTCTGTAGTTACGATAAGACTTAACCCAACGCTCTTCATCTGTATACCTAGCTGTTTCAGCTCTCTTAAAACGCTCAGTAACATAAGCAACTACCTTACCTACTGGCTCATCTGTTGTATCACCTTCTGATATGTCATCAACGAATGAAGACTCTGCATCATCCATTATAGTTTCTAGTGTTTGTTCGTCCATTTCGTACTCATCCATGTTTTATTCCTTAGTAGCCAAATGTGGGGTCAGACATCTGAAAGCCTGATCGTTGTGTAGAAGGGTCATAATCCCATAGTGATGATCTTGGTCTAGTCATTAAGCCATATCTTAAAGCATCATAACCGTGATCTATAGGGCTCTTAGTATCTACATCTTCTAGATTGTTCTTATCAAGAGGAAGAGAAGGTAGTTCTGATATTATATTACGACAAGTGTTAAAGAATACTATTCTAGGTTGTTCTGTAAACTCATCTATTTGAAGTCGTCTGTGTATTTCGTTTTTACCTGCTATACGTGAGCCTTTTGATCTATCTGATGGCCTCCAACGGCAACCCTTTTGAATCATTTGCTCTGCTAAGCTAGGCCCTGTATCTCCTCGATTGTGCCACAAAGAGCTATCGAGTACTCCGTATCTTATTCGTTCACCGGATTCTATTTCTATAATCATATCTGCTAAATCAGAAGCAGTAGTCTTATTAACATATAGTTCTCTGTATATAACTATTTGTTCATCAGGAGCTACAGCAAACCAGAGTACTGCTGTCATCGAACCGTAACCATAGTCACACGCTCTAAACTTAGCCCAACTATCTGGTATATCATATGGCGGTATTACATGCTTCTTAACATTAAACTCACTGAAGGCTGAACCTTCTGATATACTCCAATCACCATCTAATAACTGTCGACGTTGATGTTCTGGCATTGACAGTAGGTTTGCTTCATACATTCCATCTTCTGCTAAGTATGGATTGTTAAACAAGTTAGCAGGTATAAACCTACGTTTAAATAAAGGTTCACCTTCTCGTCTGTGCCCTTTAGGCCATTGAATAACCTCACCATGTTCATCAGTAGCATGGAAAGATGTATTAGAAGGAGCAGGGTCTATGAAGGTCTTCTTAACCCAGAAGTGTCCTGGGCCACCAGGGTTTGTTGTTGCTCTCATATAAAGAGGTAGCTTAGAAGCACTAGTAGCACGTAGACGTGATCTCATGTAGTTCCAAGCAAAAGGGGAAGGCCACTGTGTAAGCTCATCGAGTCCTATCCAGTTAAAAGCCTGTCCCTGGTATCTCATAACATCATCATCTCTATCAAGATATGACATCCATAAAGTAGCACCACTAGGAGCTACCCAAGTCTTATCTCTTTCCATAAACTTAATACCTGGGATAGCCCTTGGGTATAGCTGTTTAGATACTGAAATAAGTTCTCTTAATTCTTCTGTACTACGTCTAACTAACAATCCTCTAGACTGTCCATTGTTGAAGTAACGTACTGGGTCTGCAACCATCGCATACGATTTACCACCACCTGCTGCTCCACCGTATAAAACTTCCTGCTCATTAGAAGCTAAGAAGTCTTCCTGAGGTCCAGGGTTAGGGGCAAAGATAATGTCTTGTGCCTTCTTAACATCTATAGGCTCTGGTTTAGGTTGTGCGTAGGTAGGAGTTGGTTCAGTCTTCTCTATCGAGCTTTCTTGTACTTCTACCGCCGAGTCTTTCTTCTTCGATGACTCTTGCTTTTTCTGAGGCTTCTTGGTAACGCCTTGCATAGTCTCTATGGGCTGAGGCCGTATACCTTCGTTTTTCTTCGATGCTGACACGTTTGTTTAATCCTACATGTGAAATATATCTACCTGATTGTTCTGTTAGCCATCTAGCTACTAGGCGGAGGCTATACTCTTTTAAGTACTTCTTAGCCATCTCTAACATTTCTAGTTGTTCAGGTATTGGTTGGAGTATATCCTTGTCACCTTCATCTTGCTCATATCCAAAAGGAATATGTCTGCCTACTCTTACTATTGGGTAGTACTCTCCATCTAGGCCTCTCTTAGGAATCTTCCAGGCTTGGTCTATAGGAATAGCAGTTAATGTTGGAGCTTGTTTTCTAGCCATCTTTATATCACACACACAATAGTTTGTCAAGTAGTTATTTAGTACTTCTTTTCTGAGTACCTGGGTTTGATGCTCCACAAGAAACATATCCACCTTTATTCATTCTATACTTAGCTGTCTTTGCAGCTATTACCATTTAGCCTTATCAGCCCAGTAAGCAGCACTCATCTTACCTTTAGCAATGTTCTTGCCATGTCTAGCTTTAAATGATGCTCTTTTCTTCTTCATCTTATCAGATTCACCTGCTTTAGGCTTACCTGCAGTACTAGCACCTTGCTCTCCAAATCTAATCATCTTAATTGTAGTACCTTCTTTAGCAAGGACTACGTGAGACTTAGTTGGGTGTTTAGGAGTACGTTTAGGTTTGTTATAACCTGCAAACTTCTCACCTCTGTATTCAACCATATTATTCTTCCTTCTTTGCAGGTAGAATAAACACTGGTTCTACAGTAGATACTTCCACCTTCTCTGTTTTAACAAATCCTGCTCTATCCATAATGTCTTTAGCAGCAGTCATCTTTTCCTTTGCACCTAGCATGTCTACATCACCCATTACTTTAAACATTGTGTATGCTGCTTTAGTTGAAGACTGAGCTATGAACTTACGTGTAAGCTCCGCTATCTCGTCTACTAGAGAAGCTGTAATTGATGAAGTTGATACGTTATCTGAGTATCCTGCTAACTTCTTAGCCATTAAAGGATCACCCTCGGCCTGTTCAAATAGAACAGCTAAGAATAACTCTTGTTTTTCTGTGAGGGTTCTCTTTGTCATTACGCTTATTTATTCCTCTTATGAGTACCAGGGTTAGATGCACCGCATGCAACATATCCACCTTTATTATACTTATGAGCCTGTGCCTTACGGGAGAAACTACGATTAGCACCTTTAGGCTGTACTCTTAGATTCTTTGCAGAGTTATCCCTAGGGTTGCGGTTCTTATGATCAACATCTTTACCATCTCCCTTATAGACTACTCCGCCCTTCTCTAGCATACGTCTGGCTGCCTTACGTGAAGCATTAGCTGCTAAGTCTGACTTAGGTGATTTAAGTTGAAGAGCACGCTCTCTTTTATAATCTCTTTTATATCCAGGTGAACTAGGCATTATAGCCAAACTCTCTTAGGTACTTCAGGTGTTACACCGTGAAGTGTGTCTAGTGCTTCTACTATATCTCGCATAGCATCACCCACCAACCTGATGTTCACATGCCATCCATCTATCTCTTGCATCTCAGGAAACTCCATGCCTTCATCACTTGTAAGTGTGTTACCTGTAGGCTCTTGTATAGTACCAACGATGTCTACAGTGTAGTCTGAAGTGTTAGGGACAAAGCAAAGTTCATTCTCGATCTGAGTGATTTCCTCGCCTGTCTCTTCGTCAACTACAGTGATTGCCTCGCCTGTCTCTTCGTCAAATACAGTGATTTCTTCTTGCTTGTAGAAATCGTGTAATACAGTTTCCATGTCAGCCTCAGAGGCCAACTTTAGATAGAAGTCAGTCTTAATGATCTCCATCTCTAGTTCTAATTGTTCACTCATGTTGTTAGCTCCTGTAGCTGTGTATTAGTTACTCTGCGTGGGTAGTATTTGATTGACTTGATGTGTCCTAGTTGATTGCCACCAAGGTTATAGTCTACGTCAGCATAGCCGACTACTGCGGGGGTATGTAAGGTGGTATCAGAAAGAACCGAGTTTTGACTAATCGAACCACCATCTACACAAACAGATAGATACTCGCCATGTTTAACCACAACCCCAATTTTAGATGTTTGGTTAGCTGTTATAGGGAAATTGGGACTAGAGGCACTATTCATATACTGAGCAGTCATGCTATTCACACTTGTTGACCAAATGTGGAAATCATAACCAGACCCATTTCTATATAGTATCCTTTGATTAGTATCAATTTGTGGGAATGTTGGGGTGAACTCAACTACCCAAGTAGAAGCCGCGTTGTTATGTCCGAAACTTGACCTCGGTAGGGTAGCAACATCTGCCGCCCTAGTAGCTGTGCTACCTGATGTTGGGATGTAGGACGTAGGGAAAGCACCAGTTTCTATTTGATGCCCCCACATGTAAACACCAGAAGTTCCGTCACCTTGGAATTGTGCAATATCATAACTGTCTGCAGAAGGCATCAAAAATATTGAGGGGTAAGGGTTTGCGATTGTTACTGTGTACGTGATAGAGCAACGCCACCACCCATTACCTGCGTCTTCTATATGACCAGTAGCACCGCTGTTAATAGCAATGGCAGGGAGTGAGCTACTCCCATTAGATAAATCAAAGTTATAATTAACAGAACCGGCCATATTTGACATGCGAAATCTTACATAATTATGCCCTGCACTCTTGAGATAAACTGAGTAAGTTTCCTGAGTACCAATAGTTGAATATGACTGATGATAACCAACGTAGGAATGACCAAAATTATTCGTCTGTGTGATTTTATCAGAACCGTAAGCCCCTGTTGGATTAACTACACTAGAGTCAACAGTTTTAACGTGAGTACCATTACCATAAGCAGTCCATGTATCTGTACTAGTTGGGTAGTAGTTAGTCCTAGCTTCTTCAATCAGTAAACCTTTGACTGCACCAGTAGCATCGTACTCAATACGAGGTTGGTTGTTACTGTAATTCCAAAGTTTAAGTGCGCCATCAGCTTGGTCGAAGAGGACTTCTTTGACTGATACGTTGTCGAAGTTTGTAGAGCCAGTATTACTGCCTTTATAAAGACGTAGTTGAGAGGTTGTCGCTGTCGCTGTAAAATCAAATGTGTATGTCTCAACAGCTCCTCTTGTGTAATAATGCCTCTTTATGTCCGAGTAATCAGAGTTGCTTAAGTATATTCCGGCGTAGCTACCACCTCCCCCACCTTGCGTATCGTTTGTAACACTAAATTTAACTTCATAAATGTTTCCGACGACAAGGCCAGAGAGTGTTTGCCTTGTCCATGTGTTATAGGCTGTGTAACCTAATTTTACAGTTCCATTGTCAAACTCGTGCGACAAAGTGCTATGTGAAGTATCCCAACCAGAAATATCAGTATCAAACGTACCATTAGTAATTAACTCGTTACCGTAGCTAATTTTACTTAAAGCTGTACCACCTGATGCTCTGGTGAATGTTATTAAGTCTTTTGCACTATTAAAATTCTTAGTACCCATATTATTCACTCCAATCAAATACTGTGAAACTGCTTGTTGACGAACCATCGAATGTCAATTGCAGTGATGGTTCTGGGGTGCCTCCTGCATCTGTAAGTGCCCAGTTATAGTTGTTTATAAGACTGCTGCGAGCCGCTTCTGCCGCCCCACCCAATGTATACTTAGGAGAGTTTATATATACACTATCCGAACCAAAGCGAAGATTAGTTACGTTACTGAGGGGTGCTTGTGCCTCCCAATTTATTAAGAGTGCGTCATAGCGAAACGTTGGCAATCGAGTTGAATTCATAAAGTAAAGGAAGTTACCTGAGCTAGTAACAGCTTGAATATTGAAATTCTCGACACCTACAATATCTGTTATACCAGACATAGCCCTAAACATAGACCCAAAATCTCTCACATTAGATGTGTCAAAATTACTTACGTCTAGTGTAGTGAGGCCATTACAGTTGTAGAACATGTAAGACATATCTGTCACATTAGATGTGTCAAAATTACTTACGTCTAGTGTAGTGAGGCTACTGCATCTTGAGAACATACTATCCATATCTGTCACATTAGATGTGTCAAAATTACTTACGTCTATTGAAGTTAGACTAGCACAGTTGTAGAACATGTTTTTGAAGGCATTTGTAGTTGCGCTAGTAGTGTACCAATGGCTTGTGTCTAGTGTTGTTAGACTAGAACAGCTACTGAACATATCGTAGAAATCAGTTGAAGAGCTTACATCCCAACCACTTGTGTCTACTGATGTTAGATCATAACAGGTTCTGAACATGCTTCTGAAAGTAGTAACTAAAGAGGTATCCCAAGTGCTTGCATCAAGGCTTGTTAATTTTCTACACTGATAGAACATACTATCTATATTAGTAACCTTTGAAGTGTCCCAACCACTTACGTCTATTGAAGTAAGTTCCTTACAGTCGTAGAACATAGAAGTGAACCTAGTGCTGTAACTTGTATCCAAATTACCTATATCAAGACTAGTAAGTTGTTCGCAGTCATGGAACATATAATCCATTCTTATAACAGTGGAGGTATCTGACTTACCTAACGTGAAGCTAGTCATATACTTACAATCCTTAAATGCGTTCTGTAAGCTAGTCAGTCCAGTGTGGCCTAATTGTTCTACTGATATTACTTTATACGCATTAGTGTTATAATGTTGGCTAATTTCAGTCCAAGTACCAGTGATGGTTATTTGGTAGTCTCCTGCAACTTCATAAGTGTGTAGGTTAGGGTTAACACCAGAATCCCAGTAATTTACGTGACTTGTTACCTCACTAGAAGTACCATCACCCCAATCAACCACTGCGTCATATACGCCACCAGATTTAGTTGGAGCAAGAAAAGTATCCCCTGCATCTACTCTAACAGTCATCCGTATTGGATGTGAGGGTGAAAGTCCTGATGCTTTAGTTAAACCAGTGTCACCAATGTCTTGACCCCACAAACGGAACTTAGCTATTGAACCCATAAACCCGTCACCAAGTTTTAGGACACCACCTGTTTTTTTAGTGCGTCCAGTCTTTGCTTGATTATATACATCCTCTAGATTACTATTTACGGCAGTATTCATAAATGCATTAGCATGTCGAGTTGCAACGCTGAATGGAATTAATCTATTGAATGGAAGAGTTATGTTTGAATATTGGTATCTCATAATCGAACCCGTATATTCGGAATCAGTTACCTTCACGCGGTTTATCGAAGTAGTATCATTAAAGACATATGGTTGGAACTGAGCCAGTAGGGTATCATTAAAACCATTTTCTGTCTTCATACTGTATAGTGTATTGTATGGCCTTTTCTTAGCACTGTGCTGTACTAGCCCGTCCATTTGTAAAGACACAGCGTCAAGATAAGAGATTTCTTTTAGCGATATGTTGTCAAATGAAACACTACCTTGGACATAGTAACTCGAAAGCCAAATAGTTGTAGTAGTATCCACAGCAGTAAATTCTTTTGTATATGTATGTGTATCAGAATTAGTTGATGGGGATACTCTTCCTAGATTGGAACTGTTAGCACTATAAACTTGAATAAACACTTGAGAATACAAACCCCCCAAGTATGCGGTATAATCTATGGAGAACACATAAGACTTCCCCACTACAGTTGGTATATCTTGGTACGCATGGCTACTATAACCACCACCAGAAGTAACGATAAGTTTGCTGTCCTGTACTGAAAGTGTTGCATTATTCCCAACAGTCCAACCTGTCGTATCAGTTAAAGAAGTACCATTAGTAACCATTTGTGCATCATTTACTACAGGAGTAAAAGGCAGATTAGTCAAAGGAACTGTTAATGTATCAGCCGCCCTTGTTACTTGTGAACCCGATGTTGGGATGTAGCTTGAACCGGTTGCTTGATCTTCCAATTGTGCGCCATAGACAAGGATACCTGAAGTGCTGTCACCTGCAAACGACTTCAAACCATAACTCGAAGGGGTATATGTTGCTGTATCAGAAGCACCTACATAATAGTACGGAGCATCATATCCTTTTATTGTAACCCTGTAGAAAGAACCTACAACCTCAACAATACACGCCTTATCGTCCTGTGTACCAGAAGAGTATGTTGCTGTCTTTCTACCATTAGATAAGTCAATAACAACAGCGTAGTAATTAGATGAATAGTTAGAACCTAAACCTACTGTAGCAAAGCCGTAACCGTCAGAAGCCACGTAAACAGAGAATGAGTGCATTGAAGTAAATGCGTGAAAAGGAGAGAGTACGGTATGAGCATAGGAAAAGTTATGAGTATCCAAAGCGGTACTTGGAATAAATTTATCTGCGTTCGAGTTTCCGTCAGGGGATACTCCAGAGTTTGAAACGATAGAACCTCTAGTTTTCCCCCAACTTGAATTTGTAAAGTCATTTGAGTGTGTCAATAAGTTAGTTCTAGCTTCGCCCTCCTGAAGTAAGCCTGTATTAACTACCTCATCGTAATCTCGAATGTGATGTCCTAATCTTGGTAGGTAAACAGGAGAACTTGTTGTTGGGACGTAGGTTTCAAAGCCTGTCGGTTGTGATGGGTTGTTTACCATGCCGCCTAAGTCACTTTGGTAAGTGTGTGCGCCCCAGACATAGATGCCCGAAGTTCCATCTCCTACAAGTGCAGGGTTTGGGTTAACAGGGTTACCAGACTGGTTAAAGGGCATGATAGCGGAATATACCGCTCCGCTTTGCTGTAATGTAATATCAGCAGTACACAAATACCATCCGTCTCCAACAGAAGTAATAGTGGGATTTTCAAGGAAAGCAGATGAAGTGTATTGTGTAACACCAGCGAGTGTTCCTGATGTTAAGTCGAAAGTCCTAGTTGACCAAATACCTGAACCATTTGTAACAGCTAGTGCAACATGGTCCCATTCTGCGGCTTTAGCATAAACAGCTAGTGTTCTCCCTACGTCTGCCACATTCTGTTGAACCCTACCTCTTGTAAGGCCAGAACCTTCTATTATCTTATCGGCAGTTAATGTACCATCTGGTGCAGTAGTAGCGTTTGCAACAAATGTTAAGTTCGTTTCCCAATTCGAATTAGTGAAGTCTTGACTATAAGTCATCAAGTTATTTGGAGCCCATTTGATAAGACCATCTGAGTCTACCATCGTAGCTTGTCCTGCACGAGCATGGGTCACACTGTCAGCTAGAGTGCTATCAGAACCATCTACCTTGTAGGCCTCATTTTTGAAGTCGAGTAAAAAGTCTGGCTCAAACCCTAGTACCTCATAGGGTGACAAAGAGCTAGAAGACCTTAGAAGGGATGCAACCCTTAACGCAGACCTCATTGATGAGAAGGGTGATAATGATAAACTTATAGTTGGCATTTAAATATCCTTAAGCAGAAATAAGTGCAAATATACCTGTTGCTGTAGTACCGGTTGCTTTAACTCTAGTTACTGAACATGTCAGTAAAAAGTTAGCAGGAACTGTTACGGTAACATCAGCTCCGTCTATGTCTGTGTATGTAACATCACCTGCTACAGTTATATAAAGACCTATAGCTACATTATTAGTACCTACGTTGTCTGCGCCATCGGCAGGTGTTACAGATAACCAGTTACGAACTAATCCTGTGGGGTTTGTGCTTAGTGTGTTAAATGGGTTTCCCATAATTTTCTCCTAGTTTTAATATTAATAATCGAATAAGCATATTGATGTTAACACTGTACCACTCTTTAATTTAAGAGTAGCTGATATAGAGGCAGGGTCTAAGTTCCAACATCCAAAACATTTACCACAAGGCTTATCCTTGTCTGACCAACAGTATCCTAACATCTATTTTCCTTTACTTGGGTTTGTCCACTTGTCTACCATCTTCTCACCGGAGCGACCAACAACGTAGCCTCCAACACCAAGAGTTAATAGATTCCAGAGTTGATCAGGTAATTCCAATACATTGTTCATAATCTCTGGGTAAGCGATTGCTATTAGAGGGAATACTAAATAGTTAACAGCTATGATAGCTATAACGATTAGCATTAAAAGAGGTCTCCAAGAAGCAGTCAACCAGTTAGTTGATGAAGCTTCTGCTAGTATTATCTCACCACGTACCTTCTCTATTGAGTCAGCATGCTCTAGTAAGGCTAGCTTAGTTTCTCTTTCTATCTCCGCTCTCTTATCTGAATCAGGTATTATACGTTTTAAAACGTCACCCATGATAGGAGTTAGAAGAGGTAATAAAGTACTTATCATTTTATTTCCGAACTACAGTTCACAAGCATCCTCAGTTCTTTGATGCTCATAGAATCTAGCGTTAGACCTTTTAGTTTCCATCTCATTCATTTTAGTTATCTTTTCAGCATATACTTCTGAAGAAAGTTTTATACCTAGTAAACTTGGTACATTGACCAGTAGGGCTGCTACAACTAACCCGTATAGAACACCTCGAATAATAGTGGGGAGTAATAGTTTTTTATGTTCTTCAATCACAAGACTAAACCTCCTTTTATTATAAATGTAAGTATACCACCTAAGATAGCACCTATAAATAACTTAACAATCCAACCAATAATACCATCAAACGACTTTAACTTAGCCTTAGTTATATCTAAGTAGATGTTAATATTGTTAATTTCTTCTTCCATATCACGGACAGTGTCTCTTAACTTAAATAAACGTTTTTCTAACTCGTCTTGATCAGTTTTCAATGCACGTATATCATCTGTATTTCTATCACTCATGCTTATTCTCTCCCTAAGATTACTTAGGGTAAGAGCCCCAAGCTAATTGATAATGAGGCCCGTCTGGGAAGGATTTCCAATCACCACCCCAGTCCATGTCTACTTCTAATTCTTTTGATGCTTGTTTCATCGCATCAGCTATTCTGTAGTATAGAGGCCAATCCCATCTTACGGTTCCGTCTACATATGCACCTAGGTCTACCCCGTGCCCTGTAAGGTGTCTGGAATTAAGAGTTGTTGAAGCTCCTCTAGCTACTAGTTCCTTCTGTCTGTCTAAGGTACGCATACCCTCTAGGACAGTGAAGTCTACATCAGTAATCTGTATTGCTCTTTCAACTACGGCTACTAAGTCTTTGTGGAGACCCTGTAACCTTTGTTTACTTCTAACACCTAATCTATATGTCATAATCATACTCCCATTCCCTTTTACGTTTAGGGTCTAATACATCTCTACTGTCTAACTTCTTTTCTAAGAACATAGCTCGTTCCATCCTATCCAGCGATACCCAGTGCCCTGTATCTAAGTAATACTTTTCTCTTATGTAGAAAACATCACTACGAGGTATGTGTAAGTTGTATAGGGCTCTTAGATCATCGTCTGCTAGAGCCTGGAAGAACGTGTTTAGAACATCGTCTGCCGGGTCGTATTTATCTTTAGGGGAGGTCATTATGTCATCTTATTATTATTGTTATTGATAAGCTTGCAGCTTATTCGTTCGTGACTTGAACCAGTTATAACACAAAGGTTTGTGTAAGTCAAGAGGAAACTAGGAAAGGTTTGCAAAAAACTCTAACGAGTTATGCGACAAAAGATAGACTAATAGAACTAGTTCATCTCTTTTGTATATACATACTTTAAGTATAACCTTAAGTATTACTAATATTATTAATTAACTAGTAGTTGGACTAAATCATTATGTTTAACTTAAAGTATACTACTCGTATGTTATACCACATAATGCCGCAAAGTCAACCCCTAAAGTATACTTAAAGTATAATTAAGTTATAATCTATAAAGATGAAGGAGTTTAAGCTAAATCATATTGAATACATATTAAAGCATACGCTTAGTATACACTAAGTACGCTAACATGTCAAGTGTTTTCTTCAGGTAAGCTCTAAATACCTTATTGTAAACCAATGTGGTTAACACCTAACCTAAA